ATACGGATCCATAGCTGACGTTACGCCAGCACCAGTTACTTGGCCTGTAGTTGGATCAACTCCAGCTAATCTTTGTGATTCATCTAAGAAAGGTTGAAAGGCACCTATGCCTGAACCTTGACCAACGCCAGATGCTAATCCTGTGGTTGGGTCATAAGATACATTACCAAGCCCTGCTTGGTTTGCTTGTGATTGTATTCCAGCTTTTTGAAAAGCTGATAACCCTGCAACTGAGGGTGCAAATTGACTAGTGTCAACTGCTTGGCCTAAAACCCCTGGAGTAACAACTCCAGTAGCTTGATTTTTGCTACCAAATAATTTATCTGTATATACTTTACCGGCCTGTTCGATAAATTCGGCGGGACGGGTTCTGGTAATTTCTTCAGCCATTAAACTGTTGCCTCCATCTGTTCTTGTAGGTCATACAAAGCTCTAGCCCCAGCTCTTGGGTCTGCTTTACCGGTTAAGGCTTTACCTATACCAGCAACTGCTCTGTCATTCAAGACAAACTCGTCTTTTCCGACCATTGCCGGTACATCATCTGCTCGTGGCTCGGTGCCAAGTTCTATAAAACCTCCGGGTCTTAAATCCATTTGCATGCCTGGTGGCATATTTGGTGCAATCGGATCACCTTGTGGTGTTTGTCTACCACTACCATAATTAAAGTTAGGTCTATCCGGCATACCACCATTAGCATAGCCAATACGGCCACCGTTAGACATACTTTGAAGTTGAGAGAAAGGTCCACCACCCATAATACCCATATTAGTACCTAATAATTCTTGAAGAGTACCTCCGGTAACACTTGGTTGAAAATTTCCTCCACCATTATTATTAGCAGGGACTAAAACTTCTTGAGGTTTAAATTGACTACTTACATTACTTTGAATGTCTTGGGTAGCACCATCTAAACCAGTTTTAACTGCGTTCATAATATTTCCTACCATACCACTTTGATTGGAATTACCACCACCATATCCTGGTATAGTTGGCATCCTCATATTGGAATCCATACCTCCTCCAAGAATACCTCCAAGACCCGCAAGAGGTCCCATTCCGGCAAGGTTAGTTGCTGAAGGTTGTTGTTGAGGTTGTACCCCGCCACCATAATTAAAATTAGGTCGGTTTATCATACCACCCATAGCTCTACCTGGACGTGCATACACGCCTAGGTTATTATAATAGTCTTGTATCATTTGTTGTTTTTTTTCATTCTCTTCTGCAAACCTAGCATTCATTTCATCACGTTTTTGTCTTTCTGATTTTCTAACATCTTCCATAGTTCTGTCAGCATATAAAGAATTTATTTCTTTATCTAATAATTTTTCCATTAAACTAATTTCGCCATCGTTTTCTGAATCTCTACTTCTGTCAGCAGTTCTTTTACGCATGTCAATTATTTCATTTAATTTAGTTTCTAGCTTTTCTATTTTTTCGCTGCTATAGCGGTTCTCGTTTATATAAGTACCAACTTGTGTTTCTGGGTATTCTTTATAAAACTCTGTCATGTTTAAACTGTCACGGTCTCTATCACCATATACATCACCCGCGTAATCTTCAGGAATCATGTTACTATAATTTTGTGAACCATCAGCAAAACCAATACGGCCGCCGTTAGCCACATTTAAACGTTCTTGTAAATCACTATTATAGTACTCCATAAATGCATTATATTCTGCTTCAGTAGCACCTGGATTAGAGCCATAAAAATATTGATTTGCAAATTCCATAGACTCATCATAACTTAAACCACGCGCCTTGGCGCTTGCTGCAGCCTGCGAGGCTAAATCTCTACTTAATCTTTCTACTTCGTTATAACCAAGTTTTGGTGCTGCTTGCACACCAATAGTAGAAGCGCTACCTATAGAAAGAGGGTTGTCAAGAGGAGCCATAGCAAATGATCTAGCTCCCTCCATCATTTTTTGACCAGTACCTAACTCTTTAAAAGCAGCTTTATATGCATCGCCTGATTTTAATATTTTTTCAGCAGGTGCAAACTTAGCAACATTACCAGATTGTTGTGGACCTGTTAAAGCTCTTCCTTTTGGTCCATCTGTCATTAAAGAAGCATCAGGAGTCATTCCTCTAGCTGCGCCAAAGATACCTGACATTAAAGATGACTCTAGTCTAGTTCGATCACTAGTTAGTTCTTGAGTTCCAGCATCAGCAAGAAACGCGCCTATACCTTGTCCCAACATACCTGTACTACCAAACATACTAGCCAACATTGGGCCACCATAAATAGAAGCAAGCGCTGGTAAGAACGGTGCTATCTCTTTAGGTATTGCCTTCTTAATTTTCTTTTTAACTTTACTAAAAAATCCCATGGATAACCTTATACAATAATACTATTAAGCAAGGTGCCTAGGCTTGAGTGAAGACGGTTATTGAATTTACTATGTTTTAACATAAATTACAAGTCCGATTCTGCACCTATTGCTGGCATTTTTGCTACTTTTATATAGACGCTACGAGACAAATGTTCTTGTGCGGTAGCCGTGTTTGGGTCTTCTACATCAGATTTACCGTGGTCATCTGACTCATATTCTTGGCCCGTTACAGTGTTCTTTAATAATACTTCAGCATCAACTTTAACTTGAGCAACTTTAACGTCACCCTCGTATAAATAGCCTATTGATCCTGGTTCTTTAAATGTTGGCATATGACCTCCTTAGTCTCTGCTTATTTCCAAAAATGACATAACAACATGTAATCTATTTGCTGTTGCTGCCGTTACTTTTATAATCTCACTCTCATCTACAATCAATGGTTGTTTTAATAGTTCTTCTGTACCCAAAGCATCTACTGCATATAGTTTAAATAAACTAAAAACATTACTACCATTAGTTACAGTTACGGTAATAGTATCTTGATTAGATGAATCGTTAGACACTAAAATAGATTTAATAACTGTGACTGTTGCAGCAGGAGCTGTATACAAAGTAGTTACATTAGTATTAACTAAATCTGCTTTTGCAACTTTATATCTATTGGCCATTTAATTTATAAACCAGTTTATTTGTTCTTGTTCTTCTTTTAAAGATTGCTGAAACGTAGAATTTAATTGATCTACAATTCCAGTAATAGTTTTGTTAATTTGTCTTTGTGTACTAACATCGTATTCAATTTTTGGTTCTGGTACTCTAACAATTATTTTACTCATTATCTAGCTCCATCTGGTTTTACGTCTAAGAGAAAAGTTCCAAATCTCCAACTTTGTTCTACACCAGTATTCTCAATTTTAAAGTTAACATATCTACCTCTTGCTCTAGTGTCTACCTTTTCTGTTGCAGCAGTTATAGTAAACGGACTATATGTCGAAGTTGTATCTGTATTAGATGGAAAATCTTTAATAGCCAAAGTAACATCAGCGTTACCAACTAATGTTTTAAAGTCAGGTATAAATCTACTAACTGATACAAACAAGCCACCTTCACTGTTTTGAACATTTAAATCATAGTCATATGAAGTTATAAAAGAAGTAACCGGAGTAACTGAACCGTCTTCATTAGTTTGATCGGTACCTATTTCATGTTCAAAATATTTAGTTTGACCTAATCCTGTCTCACCTAAGACTGCTGGAAAAGTACCAGTTAAGGTTGTGTCAAATTTAGTTGCATAAGGTTTTTGATAAATGTTAGCATCCATCCATGAACTACGGGGCTCATTAGATAAGGACCAAATACCACCTGGAACTTGCGCCGACTCTGCATAATTATAGGTCACGGCTTTGTTATTAAAATCATTGTCTGCTGGATACCACCAAGTTATTTCCGAAAACAAATTATTTAAACCAGCGTTCATTTGTTGACCTTTAGTCGTGTCTATATTATCAAATACCTCGTCTTCTACTGAACAAGGTAAAGTTTTAACCGTACCGTCATACATTAAGAAACCTTTAGAACTCATCCAATAAGCTACCCCATCTACTTCTACCGCTGCATTTTTACCAATTAAACCACAGTTAGTACCAACTTGTTCTATACCAAATATAAAAGGTGCTCCAATAAATTTCATTGAATAGAGTGCGTTATCGGTCCAAATTAAAATAGATTCTTTAGCTTTTAAAGCTCCAAT